AGCAGGCAGGCATCGACGTCACCCGCATCTCGCCTGGCCTGAACAAGTTCGCACGCGACATCGCCGCAGCCGGCGGCGAACCACGCAAAGCGCTCGAGGAAACCGTTGCCGCTATTCAGGCCGCCACCAGCGACACCGAAGCCCTAAACCTCGCTACTCAAGCGTTTGGAGCCGAGGGCGCACAACGCCTTTCAGCAGCCATCCGCAGCGGGAACTTTGACCTTGAAAACTTCGGCAACCTACTCGGCGACGGCACCGGCCTTGTCGCCGAACAAGCCGACGGGATGCTGACGCTCAGCGACCGGTTCGCTGTGCTCACCAACCGTGTCAAAGTCGGCCTAATGCCAGCGATTGAAGCTGTGCTCGTCGTCATCGAGGACCTGGTCGTAGCATTCAGCGAAGAAGGTCTCGCCGGCGTCGTCACCGTGCTACGCGAAAAGCTCGCACCGATCGAAGATTGGATGAAACGCAACAAACCGATCATGGCTGCTGTGGCAGTTGTGATTGGAGGGGTCATGGTCTATGCGGTGTATTCGCTCATCACAGCGTTCCTGGCGCTACTCAGCCCGTTCGTGCTCATTGTCGCAGCATTAGCTGCGGTTGTCGCTGCGGTCGTGTACGCCTACGAAAACTTCGAGACGTTCCGCAACATCGTCGACACGGTTGTCAGCGTCGTCGTTGCCGTCATCCAAACGCTCTACAACTCGGTAAAAACCAACATCGACCTGATCGTTGGCATCTTCCGGTTCCTCAAAGACGACGTCGGCAGCGTACTGAGCGACATCATCGACGCCATCGGCGGGCTCATCTCGTTCGTCATGGATCTGCCCAACAAGTTCCGTGAAGCCATCACCGGCATCTTCAATGCTCTCTACGACGTCGGCAGAGCGATCGTCAACGGCATCATCGCCGGTATCAAAGCCGCACCAGGCGCAGTCATGTCAGCCCTCGAGTCGCTCATCCCAGGCGGCTCAATCATCGGCGGAGCTATCGGCGGCATTACCGGCCTTATGAGCAACATTCCTGGTCTGGCCGAGGGCGGCATCGTGACAGGCCCAACGCTGGCCCTCATCGGCGAAGCTGGCCCGGAAGCTGTGGTGCCGTTGGATCGTGCCGGCGGTATCGGTGGCGGGATGAACGTTACTGTGAACATGCCGCCCGGCAGCGATGGTGCCGACGTCGTGGCAGCGTTGCAGCGTTACGCGAGGGCTCACGGCGGTACGGTGCCGATCCTGACCGGGCAGCTGTAATGGCGACCTGGGCGTGGGCGCTTGACTTTCAGCCGGTCGACAAAGACGGCGGCCCAAACCCGGCTGCTGTGCCGATTGGTGACGTGCTCGGCGCGTCGGTCAGCTACGGCGTGAAAGGCGACAGCCTGAACACGTCCGGCGGCACCATGACGCTCGAGCTCGACAACACAGACAGCGCCTACACGCCCGACGCTGGCAACACCTACAGCAATGCGCGCTTCTTGAATGTAATAGTGAAACTCTACGCCGAAGTCACAGGCGCAGGCGCACCGACATGGACGCACGGACCACCAGCGGCCTTCACTGGCGTTGTCACAGACATCCAATACACGTTTTCGGATACCTACGCCGCAACTGTCACAGTCACCGTAGTTGACCTCCTTACAATGCTCGGCACGCTCGTTTTTGACAGCGACCCCATCGGTTTCACGCTTGACTCAGCAACTGACGGCGTGCTCGATACTTCGCAACTGGGTTTCGATTTCACCGAGGGCCTCACACTGGCATCAAACCCAGCAGCAACAATGATCGACCGGCTGCTACGAGGCGCAACGGCACTCAGCTCGCAAATAAACCAAAACGCTGTTGTGAATCCAGCCAACGATCCAGGCCCAACCCTGCAAGGCATCACGAACTCCACAGCCACCGCTGGCGCACTACTTACCACGATGTCGCAAACCGTCGGTGGTTCGCTGTACGTGAGGCACGGCCTACCAATCGACGCCACCACGCCCTATAACAGCCTTACGTTTCGTTCTCGAGGCAGGCCGAATATCACCGAAGTCGTTACAGGTGTGAACGAGCTAACAGCGCTGAATCTTTGGGACGCACGTTTGACGCCATCAGGCACCGAACCGCACTATTTTTCGACCGTCAACTTCTTGACCGGCAGCACGGCGTCCTATTCGCAGGTTTCCTACACCAGCGTCGGCGGCACGACGCAACAGGCGAGCTCCAACGTGGATGAGTTCGGTGGACGCAGCATCAGCCGTTCTGGGTTGCTGTCATTGACCGACGCCGACACGCTCGCTTCGGCGCAAGCATTCCTTTCAGAATACGGCACCGACGGCGCACCGCCGCTGAACGTGAGCAACATCAAACTGCAACCCATCGTCGAAGGCCAAAACGATTCCTGGCAGTACGCCAAATATTCTATCGGCGACACAACGACCCTCGAGCTACGCCCCGAAGGCTCAACTGCCACGCTGTCGTTTACCGGCGTTATTACAGGCGTCAAATGGCATATCACGCCGCAAAAATCGCAGCTCAGCGTCCAACTTGATCCAGCGACCCGACTTGTTCACTTCACTCTTGACTCAGCCGATTACGGCGAGCTCGACACCGACCTATTAGGATACTGACATGGCACCATCTGGATTTCGGACGTTTGTCGCCGGCGACATTCTCACTGCGGCGCAGGTAAACCAGTATCTGATGCAGCAAGCCGTGACCGTGTTCGCCTCGTCATCAGCTCGAGATGCCGCCATCACGTCACCGAGCGAAGGCCAAGTGTGTTTTTTGAGCGACAGTGACCAGTTGCAGATTTACACGGGCAGTGCGTGGTCGAACGTCATTACGGCGACTGGCGCAGCCGCAACTAATAGGGTCGAGATCGTCAAGTTTACGGCGACTGGTTCTTTTAGCAAGGCGTCGTACCCGTGGGCGTCGTATGCAGAAATCACTGTCGTCGGCGGTGGCGGCGCTGGCGGCGGCGCAGAAAACAACAACCTGGCGGCAAATGACTACGCGGCTGGTTCTGGTGGCGGCGGTGGCGGCACAGCGATCGTCTATACAACGATGGCAAGTCTTGCAACATCTGAAACCGTGACAATCGGGGCTGGCGGTTTCGGCGCAATAAACACCGACGGCACCGACGGCGGGCAGTCATCGTTCGGAACCATTGCAGTAGCAACAGGCGGCACTGGCGGACAAGCGGGGCCAGCTGACACTGCTTCTCGGGGACAAGGTTTGACGGGCGGCCTCGGCGGCATTGGCACAACTGGCGATCTGCTATTGCAAGGCACCGCAGGCGGCCACTCATGGATCTCGAGTGTAGAAACCGGATTCAGCGGTGGCGGCGGTCTGTCGTCTTTCGGCGGCAACAACAGCAGTAAGGTCACGCCAGAAACCGGCGATCTAGAAGGTGCTGGCGTAGACGGCGCAGTTCCCGGCGCAGGTGGGGCTGGTGGTATGGACTCCAACATCGCCAGCGGTGCCGGATACGCAGGCGGCGATGGCGCTGACGGCATCGTGATCGTCAAACTGACGTAGGAGAAAACCATGCTGTCACGCATCAAAACCTACCCGGCCCGCCTACAGGCTGTCGTGGTCGCCGCTGTCGCCCTCGGCACGTCGCTCGGCGCTGACATCTCAGCCGAAGCCACCGGAGCCATAGCGACGTTCTCAGCGGCTCTCATCGCCTTGTTCCTTGAAGGCCCGAAGCGTTCGTCGTGATCCGGTTCGAGGATTGGACGCTGCACGGCGTTTGGGGCAGCCCGCCTCGGTTCCGTGGACCAGCCGAGGCCGTGGTGGTGCATCACTCGGTGACGAACGCCGGCAGCGACGCGAAAGCCGCTGCACGCATCGTCGAGCACGTCATCCACCGGCGTGGCTCGTTTGCCATGGTCGCCTACTCGTATCTGCTGCACCCTGACGGCACCGTGTTCGAGGGCCGAGGCTCCGACTACCGCAACGGAGCTAACCGCAACGACAAAGGCGGCCGTTTCGCCAACTCAAACACGATCAGCGTGTGCTGCATCGGCGACTACCGCACCGACCGGATCACGCAGCCGCAGCAGCAAGCGTTCGCCCGCCTCATGTCTGACCTGCGTCGCGACGGCATCATCACCGTTGACGCCGAGCTCCTGGCGCACCGTGACCTCGCGTACACGCAATGCCCTGCCGGCGCATACGAGCAGCTGCTGACCGAACCGCAACCCGAGATCGACATCGCCGCTGTGCTGCGCTACCTGCACTATCTGAGCGAGCAGGTAGCTGCTCGGCCGTTGTCGCGAGCGAAACGCTCAACCGGCGACGCTGTCAAAGTTGTGCAGGAACGGCTAGAAGCGACCGGCCACAACCCTGGCCCGATCGACGGCATTTTCGGACCGAAAACCGCTGCGGCAGTTGAATCGTTCCAGCGAGCATCCGGGCTCACTGTGGATGGCATCGTCGGACCGGCGACCTGGGCAGCGTTGCTCTCGTAATCAGGCAGAATGTGGCAAACTGAAAGTATGGAAGCGAAACTTGCGCACCTCGAGGCCCGTGTAAACGGCCACGACGACGACATCAAGCGCCTAATCGCCAACGACGACCGCCTGTTTGACCGCCTCGACCGGCAGTATCAGTGGACCCTTGGCCTGCTGGTCGCAATCCTGATCGCCGTGATTTCGACGCTCGTGGGCGTTCTGCTGTAGGAGCAACCGATGGCACTTGCCGGCAAATACAACATGACGATCGACCAGGGCGCAACGCTGTCGCAGCAGTGGACGTACAAGGACAGCGACGGCAACCTTATCGACTTGACCGGCTACACGGCCCGGATGCAGGTACGGCAGACCGTGCCGTCTACGTCGACGATTCTGGACTTGACGACAGCGAACGGCGGCCTGACGCTCGGCGGCGCAGCCGGCACGATCAACCTCGCGATCACTGCTACAGCGTCCGAAGCGGTCGCCGCCGGCCAATACGTCTACGACCTCGAGCTCGTCACGGGCTCAACCGTCGAACGGCTCGTGATGGGGACGTTCACCTGCCGAGGAGAAGTCACTAGATGACCAACACAGTCACCGTCACCGAACAGAACAACACAGTCAGCATTTCGGAAGATGCGCCGGTCGTGACGCCTGACCCGTGGTACACCGGCATCACAACGCTCGCCACGTCGTCGGGTTCTGTGACTGTTACCGCCGACACGGCGGCGCACACAAAAGGCGCGTGGACCGAGATCATCGCGTCGAACGCTGCAGAAACTTCTGCGTTGTTCATTTTTCCGCAAAATACATACCGAGACAATACCAATACGGCGACGCTGCTTGACATTGGTACCGGAGCAGCAGGGTCCGAAACTGTTGTTGCTGGCGACATCGCCATCGGAGGTCTGAACAGTACTTATGTTGGCGTTTCTTGTGTAGCTCCGATCAAACTTGCTAGCGGCACGCGTGTCGCTGCCCGGATTCAGTCCGTCGTGACGGGCGGCAAAACAGCAACCGTAGATTTGCGGACGCTCGCATGGGGCGATGCAAACACAGTACCGACCTCGGTGGATGTGCTGGGAACGTCTACCGCTACGTCAGCAGGCACAAGCGTTTCGACGTCGTACACAGAAGTCGTAGCGTCGACGGCTCAGCAGTACGAAGCGATTATTGTCGTGCCTTCGTTGGCGACAACTAATGCGACTAGTGTCGACATCAATTTGTCGGTTGCGACGGGCACGGCGGGTAACGAAACCGAAATCGCAACTTTGGGCGTTCGACCTACTGGCCTTGAATATCTGGCTTCGGATGAAATGCCCTCGAAAATAACTGATGTGACGATTGAGGCAGGTACGCGACTGTCGGTCAAAACCAGCACTTCTACCGTTTGGGTAACGCTAATTGGAGTACCCGTAGCATGACTTGCTCTCTCGTTTATTTCACCGACACTGGCAAAGCCGACTCGATCGGCACGGTGCTTGCCGATCCGATGCCGCCCCAGTTCACAGTGCGACCGCTCACCGAAGAAGAAGAAACCGGCGTGCTCGAAGGCCGCATCATGTGGGACGCCGCCACGCTGTCGTTCGTGCCAAATCCGAACTGGCCGCCGCCACCACCGCCCGATCCACCCGAATAGGCGACACATTCCCACACATGACGCACACTGCTGATAGTGTGTGGACCATGACTGGAAAACAACTGCAACAACTGGCGAAGCCGTTTCCGCAGTCGCTCATCGAGCGAGCACCGGGCGGCTTCGGCGACTACGTCAAATGGTCCGTCAAGGTCGAGAAGCTGCTGGCCACGGTCGGCGCGTTCGACTGGCAGATCGTACGCGAGATCACCGACCCGGACGGCACCATCACCGGCTGCGTCGGACGCCTCACCGTCGAGGTAGACGGCCGCACCGTGACCGTCGAGGGTGCCGGCGACGTGGAACGGCCCGAAATCATCGGCAGCAACGGCACCCGCTTGAAGCACGCCGAGTCGGACGCCATCGGCAGGGCCGCCACCAAACTCGGCCTCGGGCTGCACCTGTGGTCACAGGACCGCTACCGCCTCGACCGGGCGCTCGACCGAAACGAGGCCGACGATGAGTGACCTGTGCCAGCAATGCGGGCAACACCCGACCGAGGGATGCCGGAACTGGTGCGGCAACTACCACCCGACCGTCATCTACCACCACACGACGCCAAGGGCACGCAACACCGACCCGGCCACATCGCACCAAGCAGCCGCCACCGTCACCAACGTCACCGACACGCAGCAGCTAATTCTCGAGGCGTACAGGGCACACGGCCCGATGACCGACGAGGAACTATGCCAGCGGCTCGCTGTGACCACTCAGAAGCCTGTCAGCGTGTCCGGTATTCGTACCCGCCGCTCCGAGCTCGTCGAAGCCGGACGCGTCTACAACACGACCGACACGCGCCTGACGACCACGGGCCGTGCGGCGATCATTTGGGCGGCTGGCTGATGTACACGTTTCAAATGCACGTGTGGCCCAGCACTGACCTTGAGGAGTTCCAGGTGTACGAGCTCGAGGTTGATGTCGGCTGGTGGACGCTCACGCAACGGGTACACCTTGACGACCTGCCCAACGCAATGCACGACGCTGTGCAGGCGTGGGCTGATGCGGAGATCCCGAACCCATGATGACCGTCCTCTACGCCACAGCGTTCGCTGTTGTGATCGGCAACCTTGCGATGCTGCTGCTGTTGTTTATCGAGCGACCCGACGAGCGCGACAAGTGGCGATAAAACCACGCTGCGCGTCACCCTCGTGCCGAGGCATAGACGGCCCAGTCGGCCGCTACGGCGTATGCCGCCGCTGCTGCACCCCACTGGCCGACGACACCGCCGGCATGTCCTCAAGCAGCTTCGACGACATCTTCGGCCGTCCTGTCGCCGATCACGCCGACCTGCCAGACATCGACTTCAACCGCCCAGGCGACGATGACTGAGGCCGAGCTCCAAGCGGCGATCGTTGACACCGCCGAGCTTGCCGGCTGGCTCGTGTTCCACGATCACGACAGCCGCCTAAATCCGGCCGGGCTTCCCGACCTGGTGCTCGTCAAACCGCCTCGAGTCGTGTTTCTTGAGCTGAAAAGCGACAAGGGCCGTGTACGGCCCGAGCAGCAGATTTGGCTAGACGCCCTCGCCGACTGCGACACGATCGCCTCGGCGCTGATCCGACCCGACAACCTCGAAACCGTAATCGACTACCTAACAAAGAAAGACGAACCAAATGACCACTCACGCTGAACGTATGGCACGGGCACGAATCCCGCTGCCTGATCCGCCTCGAGCTCGCAGCCACAGCGAACGCATGGCCGCCGCCCGAGGTATACGCCTTTACGGCGACACGATGCGAATGAGCGTCGCTGACCGCCGCCGCATAGCCGCCTACAGGAATGAGACTGCCGATGTTCGCCGCTGACGTCGATGCCATTCACCAGCTCCTCGGCTGGCTGTTCGTCGTGATTGTGACGGGCTGTTTCCTGATTTGGCGGTACGCCGAAACGGTACGGCCGAAACGTGAGCGGTTTGAGCGAGAATGGCAGCGCCGTTTCGAGCCGAATTTGCCGAACGTCGCACCGTATGCGCAGCACGCCGAACGAGACGCC